ATGACTTCTATTCATAATGGGTTAGACTTATTGCGTGCTCGTGGTTTTAAGAATGTTTTAAAATTGTGTTATGACCAACGACCAGACATTGATTATGGAAAACTGATTAAGAAGTTCGAAACGTCAGATAAAAAACTTATAACACTACAAGATGATTACGGTGTTGGTACATTATTCTTCTTTGCTGATATTCAATTCGTTAAAGATACACTTTCAATGGATGAAATTCACCGAATCGATTATCTTCCCGTACAAGCTATAGAAAGAATGTGGTTCAATTCTATCAGAGATAAAGGATTGACCCACGAAATTCAAAAATATTCAACATATGAAGAAATGATGGAAATACCTTTAGGTTCACCTGTTCACTTTTCTTCTATGGATGGCGGAAACAAATTATATGACTACAATTATTGATATTAAACCTGGAACTTTTGGTGGTGCATTACGTAATGGTGACATGATTGGTGTTGCTAACGTTGTAGAGTATCTAAGGAAAATTAGAAAAGACCCAACAATCAAATTCAATATTATACAAGAATGTCCAGGAATCAGTTCTGAAAAATATTGTCAAGACTTCTACCAGTTTCTGTTAAATGCAACAGACTATTTTACAATCCTTCCTGGCCGAGAAACTTTACCTTGGCGTAGAGTTAACTTATGGGACTTTAGAGATATATCTGGTGACTTGGTTAAAATACCAAACAAAGTGGAAATGAAAAAAAAGATTGTTGTATTTCCACTATTTGATGCTCCCTATAATGTATATCGTAATTGGCCAAATATTCTGTTTGAAGATATTATTGATAAGTATAGTACAGAGCAGTATGATGATTATGAAAAAATTATCTGTATAAAAGATAGACACAATAGACCTAATTACAGAAAATGGAAGTATTCACATGATTTCATGGACAATATTCACCACATCCAAGAAGCAGAAATTTTTATTGGTGGTGATACTGGTACTAGCCACTTTGCATGGGCTCTTGACAGGGGACCAGAAGAACTGATATACTATAACTCTAGTCGTGGTCTTGTACACACTTTGCCATTTTATCTGACACAAGGTAAGGGTAAATTAAATACATATTGGTTAGATTTTGAAAGCACAACTTGGTAGGAGTTAATTATGAGTAAAAATGTTTTGATTACAGGTGGTGCTGGCTTTATTGCTCACCATGTGATTGATAAGATGCTTAAAGAGACAGATTGGAATATTATCTGTTTAGATAGATTAGATATTTCTGGTAATCTAAATCGATTACATGATATGTTACAAGACCATGATATGAAGGTTGTGTCTAAACGATTGCGTATTGTATTCCATGACCTCAAAGCAGAACTAAATGAAATGATTGTCAAGGACATAGGTCCTGTCGATATCGTCTTACACTTGGCTGCTGGTAGCCACGTAGACCGTAGTATTGAATTTCCATTAGAGTTTGTACAAGACAATACTGTTGGTACAGTTAATATGCTTGACTATGCTCGTAAACATTTGCCTAATCTGGAACGATTCGTATATTTCTCCACAGATGAAATCTTTGGTGTCGCACCTCCTGGTGTTTCATATAAAGAATACGACAGATATAATTCTACAAATCCATATTCAGCATCCAAGGCTGCAGCAGAAGAATTCTGTGTTGCCTATGAAAATACCTATAAGATGCCTATCGTTGTAACACATACGATGAATGTATTTGGTGAACGTCAGCATCCAGAGAAGTTTATTCCTATGTGTATTCAGCGTGCTCGTGATGGCGAAAAAGTTTATATTCACGCCAATGCAGATTGTACAGAAGCTGGAACAAGAATGTACATCCACGCTAAAGATGTAGCCGAAGGTCTAATGTTCATTCTCAATAAATTACCTAAAAATTATAAACATACTGGTGATTATGGTTGGGCTCATTGTCCGAAATTCAATTTGGTTGGTACAGAAGAAATTGATAATCTATCATTGGCACAAATGATTGCTGAAGCACAAGGCAAAGAACTCAATTATGAAATGGTCGACTTCCACGGCAGTAGACCTGGACATGATTTGAGATATGCATTAGATGGTGGTTTATTGAAGTCACTTGGTTGGGAACCTAAAATCAAACTGAGTGAACGCATTAAAGAAATGACACTATGGACACTAGAAAATAAAAGGTGGTTGAAATGATTAAATCTGTAGGCAAGCATACATATGGTACCGATGGTTATACAACAACGGTAAGAGAATTTATTTCGTATGCTGACCCAACAAGACCTTCTGTTCACATTGGTTCTTTTACTGGAATAGGTCTTGGTTGTAGATTTTTTCCATCTGAAGGTGTTGCACATAATCCTAAAGCTTGTACAAATTATGCATTTGGTAATTTAGGACCAAGAAACGAAATATTCAACAATATTGCAATTCCACCAAAGGTCCAAACTAAAGGAGATATCAACATTGGTTCTGATGTTTGGTTTGGTGAATCCGTTACTGTCATGTCTGGTGTTACTGTTGGTCATGGTGCAGTTGTTGCCACAAACTCTCATGTATTTAAAGATATTGAACCTTATGCAATATATGGTGGTAATCCAGCAAAATTAATAAAATTCCGTTTCGATAAAGAAATCATTGATGCTTTTTTAGAGATGAAATGGTGGGATTTACCTGATGAGATGATTAATAAAATTTTGCCATTGTTACAACAAGAACCTACTATGGACATTATAAATCAAATGAATCAAATAATCAAAGGCGGAAACTAATGGCTTCATTAGGAATTTATCATTGGAATAAAGATAATAAATCTGGACTAGAGGCATCAATTGCTTCTTTCCGTAAATACAATCCAAGTATTCCTTATTTTCTGGCTTGTGATGCCTCTGGTGGTTCACAATATGATATCTGTAAAAAGTATAATGTAAATTATCTTCATGCAGATTTTGACTTAGGTTATCCTTCTCCTCATTGGGGATTTGATAAATTACGTGTGTATAATTTTCTCAAACGGATGATGATGGCTGCCATATGTATGGGTACCACACATTTTATGATATCCGAAGACGATGTTATTTGTTTGAATGAAATTCAATTTGATGAAAGTTGGGAAATTTCATCCTATGATATTACTGTAGGTAATTATATTAATCAGGAAGTATTAGATGTGTGTGAAAGAATCTCTGGTGTCAAACCAGACAGAACACAATACGGTGCTGGTGCTGGTACAATTATGAAAACTTCTACATTCATACAGAACTTTTATAAAGTTGTTGAATTCTTAGATAAAGATTTTGATAGATTACACCAGAATCAACCACAACTAGGATGGAATGATTGTTTCCTACAAGTATACTTCTTTCTGTGTGGTGCTAAATATAGTGTGAATCCAAGATTACACAATATTTTTCCAGAGAATCCAAATCTGGATTTAAATGAAATGAAGAACCATTACGACATGGTTCACAATTATAAAAATTTTTATGAGGGTAGATAATGGACTTAACTGAAATTAAAAGATGTTTGGCTTGTGATTCGGACCAATTAGTTCCGGTACTTGACTTAAATGACCAGCCGTTGGCTAATTCTTACAAAAAGAATAAAGATGACCACGAAGATTCATACCCATTAAAAATTCAAAGGTGTGAAAATTGTTATCATGTACAGTTGACTCACGCTGTTAATCCAGACCTAATCTATAAAAACTACCTGTATGTGAGTGGAACTACCAGTACCTATGTTGAATATATGGATTGGTTTGCTGATTTCTGCCTTGAGAAGTATGGTAGAATCACACCATTCACAGTATTGGATATTGGTTGTAATGACGGTTCACAGTTGAATAAATTCAAAGCCCGTGGTATTAAAACATATGGTGTTGACCCAGCTGAGAATTTACATAGATTATCTTCTGCCAACCATGAAGTTGTGTGTGGATATTTTGACGAGACTTATTCAAATAAAGCCGATATCATTGTTTGTCAGAATGCTTTTGCTCATAATCCCAATCCAGTTGAGTTTTTAAAGAACTGTAAAAAGAATTTAGAACATTCGGGATTAATTTTTATTCAAACATCTCAAGCGGATATGATTTTGAATAATGAATTTGATACAATCTACCACGAACACATTTCATTCTATAACATTCATTCGATGAAGTTATTGTGTAGAAGAGCAGGGTTGAACCTGATTGATGTGGTGAAAACACCCATCCACGGTATAAGTTATGTATTTGTTATTAGTGCAGATAAAACTGCTGAAGCTACTGTTAAAAATCTAATTGATATGGAAGCAGTTGCTGGTTTGTACAAGACAAAGACTTATTGGCAATATGAAAGTAAATGTTTGAACATGGTTAGTTCGTTCAGCACGTTTGTTGACTATTGTAGAGACCAAGGATATAAGATTATTGGTTATGGTGCACCAGCCAAAGGTAACACACTATTGAATTTCTCTAAAGTGGCAATGGATATGATTATTGACGATAATCCATTGAAACAGGGGCTCTATACTCCAGGTTCCTCTATTAGTATAGTCGGCTCAGATGTATTGAAATCTTTTACCGAATCTGACAAAATACTATTTATACCATTGGCTTGGAACTTTTTCGATGAAATTCGTAAAAGAATTCTCGTACATAGGAACAATCAGAATGACAAGTGGTTGGATTTGAGAGAACTATAGTCCAAAAGCCAACAATGTTGGCGCTATGTATCTAACCGAATCTTTTTGAAGTTTCGGTGGAATAGGTTAAATGTTATATAAATAAGTAACCGGCAACCAAAGTGTGTTGCATATCTGAGGACAAAATTAATGTTGACATTTCAATCTTTCTTAAAAGAAGAAGCCGAAGGCGGCGAACTAAAACACATCCATCATGCGGAAGATAGACCGTTAATGCACGGTCATGCTGGTTTTGAGCACGCTCATGCTGCTTTAATGAAGGCTCATGCTCACATGACTGCCGGTGCCAAGAACAGTAATCTGACCATGAAATATGATGGTTCTCCATCAATTGTATTTGGCCATCACCCAAAGACTGGTAAGTTTTTTGTGGCCACTAAGTCAGCCTTCAATAAGAATCCAAAGATTAATCATACAGAAAAAGATATTGAACGAAACCATGGTCACGCACCAGGTCTTGTAACATCACTTAAACACGCTCTCAAACATCTACCAAAAGTAACACCTAAGACTGGTGTTTATCAAGGTGACTTGATGCACCATGCTGATACCAAGGTACTGAAAGAAGAACATTTGTTTGAAGCTGCAAAAAACAAAGTTTCTTTTACACCAAACACAATCACATATACCGCTCACGGTCCAGAAGCAGCAAAGATTAAGAAGTCTAAAGTCGGTGTAGTAGTTCATCACAAATATAATGCTGACATGACTTCTGCCTCTCCTCATGTTGACCATGAAAACTTCAAGGAACATCCAGATGTTCATATTCATGGTGCAGAACACGACACATCTAAGGTCAAACATTCGGCAGCAAATGAACATGGTTTCCAAAAACATATGGCTGCTGCCAAAGAAATCCACGACACCCACGGCCACAAGATGTATGATGCCATCCATCCATCACATTCTGGTGAGACTGGTCATTTATCTACCTATATTAATAAGACAGTTCGTACAGGCGAAGTTCCAAATGTCAAGGGTTTCAAAGAACACCTAAAAGATGTCCACGAAAAACAAGCAGCCAAAGTTAAAACACCAAAAGCAAAAGCTGAAAAGACTGGTGAAGGCGCCAAACAAATTGCTCATGTAGAAAAAAATAAATCACATTATGGTAATCTGTTGACTATGCATCATCATTTACAACAGGCCAAGAATCATTTGGTCAATTCATTAGAAACACATGAAGGTAGTTACCAACATCATATAGCTGGTAAAAAATCTAAGCCTGAAGGATTTGTGGTTCACCACGAAAATCAACCAACTAAATTGGTAAATCGTGCTGAGTTTGCTAGACAAAACTTATTAAAGGTGAGGAAATGAGTTTACAGAGACAACTTTGGTTGCATAATGCAGGCCTATTAAATGAGAAAAAAGAACATTTGTCCGATGAAGAAATTGAAAAAATCTTAAAAAGATTGAGAGCCGAAGATGAAGAAGAATTAGAAAAAATGCAGTTGGAAAATTATTTTTCCGATGAAGAAAATTTAGAAGAATTAAATGAATCGACAGAAATAAAAAGTCCAGTAAAAGGAAAAGTTTCCTCTGACACCAAAGGTAAAATGCATGAGTTATTAGTGGGTTATCATTTACTTGGTGGTAAACACATGGAAAAGCATCCAGACAAACATGGAGATACTCCAGAAGAAGCTCATGATAGATTAAAGAAAACTGTACATCCAGATGATTATAAAAAGATGAATGATAGAGCAAAATCTGCCGCCAATGATATAAAGAAAAAAGTTGAAGTTAATGGACATAAAATACACCAAGTACATTGGACTTCTCAACCAAATGATTTGTTAAGAACGACTGGTATTAAAGCATCACAAAAAGAAGATTCTTCGGATATTGTTGTAACTACACATAAGAAAAAATAGGATAATAGATGGAAGTTTTACATCACGGTATTAGTTTAAAAGTCACAGACTCCAGTTCAAAACACGTACCAACATCTAATTTGGGTATTAAGGCTGCAGGTCCGAAAGCTCAACATACTCATGACGAGCATAGGAGAGAAATTCTTAGGAAATATCCAAAATTAGGAACTCATGCAACGAATGCTGAACAAAGAAAAGAAATGATGAAAAATAATCCTAAAATGAAAGAGTTTGTTAAAAAGAAGAATACAGAAACTCTACACAAAATTGCTGGTGATTTACATCATCATTTATCTAATGTACCAAAAGAAGATTTGGTACATCACATAAGAAATGTAATTCATGCTCACCAAACACCAATGCAAAAACAAGGCCATAAACATATGAGACACGTTTCTCATTCCACAAAAGAAGGATATGGCCATCATTCAATTGATCCTAGCCAACACCATGAACACATTTTAAATAAACCTCATGAAATAGAAGTGCATCATAGTGGTGGTTCAATTCATTTTAAACACAAAGGTAAAACTTTTGCTAGACATTCAATTAAGTTTAGTACACAGTCAGATCCATTAAGTTCAATAAAAGGTTCTGGTGAAACATCCGGAGATTAATATTAAATGAAATCGTTTTTAGAAGTTGTACGGGAAGAACAAAGTGGTGAAGTTCACCACGTTATGACCTTTGGTCGTATGAATCCGCCTACAACTGGTCATTTGAAATTAATCAATAAAGTTAAAGAGATTGCAAAGAAGCATAACGCAACATTTTCTGTTGTGGTATCACATTCACAAGATTCTAAAAAGAATCCGTTAAGTTCTGAACAAAAGGTCAAACACTTAAAAAGATACATGGCTGAGCCAATTTCAGAAGCAGTATCTGGTAATAAAACAAAGATTGTTGCTGCCACAAAAGAGAAACCAACAATCTTACATCATGCAGCCGCAGCACACTCAAGTGGTGTTACACATCTACACGTTGTCGTGGGTTCTGACCGTGTAAAAGAGATGCACGATTTGTTACACAGATATAATGGTGTACCAGGTAAACATGGTCATTATAATTTTAAAAAGATTCATGTACATTCTGCTGGCCAACGAGACCCTGATGCTGAAGGCACAGAAGGTATGTCTGGTACTAAGATGCGTGAACACGCTAGAAGTGGTAATTTTAAAGAGTTTAGAAAAGGTGTTCCTGGCCATGTATCAGACACCCATGCAAAAGAATTGATGCATGATACTCGCAAAGGTATGGGTATACACGAATCTTATAATCATGGTCTATTCAGAGCAATATTTGTAACGGGTGGTCCAGGTTCTGGTAAAGATATTATTATCCGTGAAGCCATTGCTGAATCTAAGATTGTAGAATTGAATTTTGTACAAGCACAAGAATATTTAAATGATAAACAGAAGTTATCTGAGAAAACTAATGACCTCCGTAGAGAAGGTATTCGTAATCGTGGTCCTTTAATCATCAATGGACCAGCAGACGATAGGGAAAGAATTTCTTTTATTAAAGAAGAATTAGAAGAACTTGGTTACGACACGATGATGATTTTTGTTGAAACTAATAATGAAACCAGTCAAAAGAGAAACTCATTATTGTCGAAAATGATGTTAGAATCGGTAAGACACGATAAGTGGTTGAAATCACAAGAAAATACTAAATATTTCAATGAGTCCTTTAAAACATTCATTTCTTTTGATAATACTGGTGACCTAGATAGTAAAGAAGAAGACATCCATTCAGTATACGAATCAACAAGTGAATTTTTGGGTTCTGAAACTTTAGGAGAGACAGCCGAAGAATGGTTGAATCGTAGAAGCAGTTCTTTATTTAAGGAAATTAAAAATGTTAAAAGCAATTTTAGGAATATTCAAGAAGCAGCCCCAGGCCAACAACTCCAGCGAAAGCTCGGAAAAGTCGATAGTGTCCGAGACGGAGACGTTAAATACAACTCCAGTTACACCTTCAAAGCCTACAGCGAAGACTCCGGCCCGAAAGTCCAAGTCCTCCCCAGCCCCAAAGAAAGCAACTTCTCCAAGGACAAGGAAAAAATAAAGTCGCAGAAGTTTTCTAGTAGAATGTTTGCCACAAATACTCAAGGAGTTGGAGTTGGTCCTACATTCAGTTCACGTTCTGGTTTACCAGCAGGTCTAGGAGACCAAACGTATAAAGAACAAAAAGAGTTTAGGAATTTTAGAAAAGTGATAGAAGCGATTGATGACCCAGGAGCAAATGATATGGGTGTCGGTGGCGTTCTTAATGGTGGTAGTAATAAAGAACCTTTAGTTACGCCAAATGATGTTAAAGTAAAAGTTTCGGATATAACCAAAAAGAAAAAGAAATAAACGGAGAACCATATGTTTGCAAAAGCCAAAGTATCACAATCAATGATTGATGCAGTTAACAAAGTACTCGGTGAACAACCAGT